ACTCAGACAGGTGAAATAAAATATATAACTAATACTCAGAACCACAATGCCGTGATTACTCCTGCCAACCTGTCAGGATACTCAACTATAACATTGGGGTTAAACGATTCAGTGATGCTTATGTACTTAGCGACTGGTACCACATGGGTAATAATTAACAATCAGGACGCGACTTTAGCGTAATAATAGGAATAGATAAATGCCAGTAGTAACCGATACATTTAAAAAACAAGTCTTGGATGATCTCCTTGCCGATCAAGTCAATGCGTCCATAAGATATTATGCCGCAATTGGTAGATCAGAAGACTGGAACGATTCGGATGTGGCAACTGTTCCTACGAATGATGCCGCAAGTGCGCGAGATGCTCGTGGTGGTTTCCAATCACTCAAACTTATTGAGGATGCTTCTTATGTCCTTCCTCGTAGAATCTGGATTGCTAACCTGATCTACTCTGCCTTTGATGACAATGATGTTGGGTTCCCAGTGAATCCTTTCTATGCTATCAACTCTAACAACGAGATCTACATTTGTTTGGAGCAGGGTAAGAAGCAGGATGGTACATCTCAGTTGTCTACCATTCAACCTACAGGTAATACTATTGGTACTCCTTTCCGTACTGCGGATGGATACACTTGGAAATTCCTATACTCTATTGGTGCATTGAGAGCAGACAAGTTCTTATCCTCTGCATATCAACCAGTACGGTATGTTGCCTCAACTGACTCAGACAGTCCTGCCGAAGATCTTCAACAAGAGATCGTACAGAACAATGCAGTTTCGGGACAGATCGTAGGATACGCAATCACCAATGGTGGTTCGGGTTATACTTCTACTCCTACAGTAAGCATTATCGGTAACGGTACTAACGCAAGAGCATATGCAGTTAAGTCTGGTGAAGTAATCATCGACATTAAAGTTGTAGCAGATAGTTCTGGCAACTCTAGTGCGTCTTACTTCGGTAAAGACTATGACTATGCTAACGTAGTTATTACTGGTGGTGGTGGTACCTCGTGTACTGCACGTCCTATTATAGGACAACGTGATGGTATCGGTGCTAACCCAGTAATTGATCTTAAATCAAATGGTATGATGTTTAATACAAAACCAGAAGGAATAGAAGGTGGTGACTTTGTTACAGGTGATGAGATCTTCCGTCAAGTATCACTCGTTCGTAATCCTCGTGTTGACTCTGCAAATGGGACTCTTCTCACTTCTACCACCGCTAGGGTCTTAGACAAGATTCGATTCAACTCTGGTGCGTTCTTGAAGTCTACTGTACAGAAGTCTACCATTAGTGGTGCGACCTCTGGTGCTACAGCAATTCTTGATGACACAAATGATTCGGATACTGTATGGTATCACCAGAATACAACAACAGGATTTACACCTTTCGCAGTAGGAGAAACTGTGTCGGTAGTTGGTAATGCATCTATCACTGGAGTTATTGCCGCAAAGACTCAGGGCGAAGCAGATCCTTACTCTGGAGATCTCCTATATATAGATAACCGATCACCAGTAACACGATCTACCGACCAAACCGAAGACTTGAAAATAGTAATCACTATCTAGGATTAAGAAATGCCAAATACGTTTACAGAACAGACAATGAGATCGACCTATAAGGACGATTATAAAGATAGTGATAATTACTCACAGATCTTATTCAACGCAGGTCGTGCGCTTCAAGCGCGTGAACTTACGCAGATGCAGACTATCATCCAGAAAGAAATCCAACGGTTTGCTAATAATGTATACACCAAAGACGGTGTGGCAACTCAGACTGGTGGTATAACTGTTCAGAACTGGCAGTTTGCCAAGATCTCGAATGATGCGAACAACACGTTCGATACTACTGATAACCTTAACGGTGTTGTCCTTACTGGTTCACAGTCTAGCATTAAGGTAAAGGTTTACCGTGCAGTCGCGGCAACTGGTACTGATCCAGATACAATCTACATTCAGTATCTAGAAGATCCTACTGCTCGTAGTCCTGCTACTACTTTCCTAGAACCTGCTCGTGTAACTCCGGGAGAAGTTCTTTCTAATGGATCGAACATCAACCTGACAGTACAGACTACTAACACAACTGCAAACCCTGCTATTGGTACTGCGTGTGCGGTAGAAGTTGGTTCTTCTGAATTCTATGTTAAAGGACACTTTGTATTTGCACCAAAGCAAGAGTTGATCGTATCTAAGTATTCGGCAGATGCAACGGCAGACATTGGTTATAAGATTGTACAAGATGTTGTTACTGTATCAGATACAGACGCATTATACGATAACCAGAATGCAACTCCTAACCGTTCAAGTCCCGGTGCTGATAGACTACGAATCAGACTTACTTTGGCAAAACGATCATCATTGGTCGCAGGTGAGACCTTCGTATACTATGCTACTATGTTCCGTGGTGTTATGGAGAACGAAGTAACTCAGAAAGAAAACTATGGTTTCCATGATCATGTCGCTACACGCGTCCGTGAGATTCATGGTGACTTCATTACAAAATATTGGAAGATTGGTATTGCTCCAGACGCAAAGAGTACAACCAACTTCATCATGCGAGTAGATCCGGGAACTGCATATATTGACGGTCACCGTATTGCTACTAAGCAAACTCAAAGTCTTATTGTTCCTCGTGCTACTGATACTATTGTTCGTGAAGAAGATCAGGTTGGTGTTGACTACGGCAACTACTTCTACTTCCACTCTGGTGTTGGTATGTTGGATATCGATGTCTGTGAAGCAGTTAACCTCTATAAGGGTGTGGCAGGACAAGACTCAGTGATTGGTACTGCTAACATTCGTGCAATCACCGAAGGTGCTTCGGGCACAAGAGTAGATGGAAACTCTTACGATAGCGTACCTGCATTTAAGGCACACTTATTCAATATCAATCGTACTAACTTTAACTGGTCACTTGCAGACGTTTCGTCTATCAAGTCTGTTGCAAACACTCATTATGTCAATACTGTTAAGACAAGTAATGCCGCAGGTAATGCGATTAAAAATGCGGCACTACTTCACGAACCAAAGAAGAATGCTTTAATCTTTGATACGCCTTTGCGTAGACCAAAGAACTTCTCTGATGTCACTATGACATTTATGAAGAAGTATAACTTCACTTCTAGTGGTACCACTCACTTGATTAATCTAACTGATGCAGGTGAATCATTCGTTCGTGCTAGTGATGTGATTGTCGCATCTACTACAGATTTTAATCCGAACGGTGTATCTGCCGCGATCTCTACCGCAGGTAATAAGAGAATAACTTTCTCTGGTCTTACTGGTAGTGTCGCATACGAAGTTATCGTATTCATTAAGAAGACTAATGCTACTGTTAAGTCCAAGACCCTAACGTCTGCGACTGTTACTGCCGCATTGGATTCTGATGGTCAAGGTCGTTACTTCTTAGATCTTGGTCAATCAGATGTCTATAGTGTTGAACGTATTCGTAAGACTAACTCCGATGGATCAGATCTCTTTACTAACTTCTTGTTTGATGCAGGTAACCGTACTACTCACCAAGCAGATGGTAAGTTAATCTGGTCTGGTGGTGGTCTTAATAGTTCTACAGATGGTCAAGTCTTTGCTCGATACAAGTACTTCGCAAACTCTACCGCAGGTTCATTCTTTGCAGTCAACTCTTATGATGGTCAGTTAGACTATCTTGATGTTCCTGCTCAGAAACTACCTACTGGCGGCAAGGTATCTTTGCGTGACGCAATCGACTTCCGTCCTTCAATGAACGGTTCTGGTGCGTTTAGTGCAACTGATGTGCCACCTTTACCAGTACCATCCGATACAATTATCGCAGATGCCGAATACTACTTGCCTCGTGCAGACCGTTTGGTTATCTCAGACAAGAGCGAACTACGTTATATTACTGGTTCATCTTCTCTTAATCCTAAGTTCCCTGACATTCCAGTGGATTGTATTGATCTTTATAAGGTTAAGTTAGGGGCGAACACTCTACACACCCAAGATCTCAAAACAACTATTATCCCTCGTAAGGGATATACGATGCAAGACATCAACAAGTTGGAACAGAAAGTTGATCGTCTAGAAGAGATGACTACACTTTCATTACTTGAGTTGAACACTAAGTTCTTGCAGGTATTAGATAGTTCTGGTGTTGATCGTTCTAAGGCAGGTTTCTTTGTAGATAACTTCTCTAACCATTCCCACACTTCGATAGGGACTCATGTTGGTGGCGGTGGTAAGTCTTCGATTGATCCCCATGCTAAATTGATGCGTCCTACTTACTCAGAAGATGCTATCGATATGTACTATGATAGTAATCACTCTCTACAGTTAAACACTGTTAAGAAGGGTGACTTCGTTACACTAGATTACTCTACGGTTGGATACCAGTCACAAGAACTTGCATCTAATACAGAGAACCTTGCACCATTCTATGTGCAGACTTCTATTGGCGCATTGTCAATATCTCCTGAAACTGATAACTGGTTTGATACGCAGAAAGTTGGTGAGACTGTTGTAGGTACTGCAACCGAACTAGACTTAACCCATGCCTTATCTTGGAACAACTCTGAGAACTCTTGGTATGGTGTTGATCCTAGTGAACTGGATGTTGGTGATGCTTCTAACTCATTCATCTCTGGTACTTCTACTCAGGTTACTCACGATTCATTAGACCCAATCCTCATTGGTACTCAGGTAACTGAATCACTAGGTGAGTGGGTTAAAGTTGGTAACGTAACTGATGTCGAAACACTGTTTACCGAGACAGTAGAAATCTCTAGGGAACGTGAAGAAGAAATCTCACGAACTGTTATCGATTCATATTGGCAAGCAATCGCAGACGGCACTTGGGAAGATTACTGGGGCGACTGGGACGGTCACTGGGATGGCGTGAACTGGGGTGCAGGATATGGCGTAGGCACTAACTTCTGGGGAGGCGACTTTGGTCTAGGTGGAAGTAGTTACGGTGGCGGTGGTTTTTATGGTTGGGGTGCTTTCGACTGGTCATTCGAAGAAATCACTACAGATATGTGGGATGTTATTACTTCCGAAACAAGAGAGACTGTACGGACTGCTAACACTTCTACATACGAAGCAACTCGAACAATCAATACAGAGAATACCTACGAAGGTACTGTAGAGACAACTACTGCCACAAGCACTTCAAGCACAGTAAACCGTGTTGCAAGTGAGTCAACTATTCGAGACATTATTGGTAGTCGAATCGTAGATGTTGCAGTTATACCATTCATGCGTCCTATTAGAATCAACTTCAAAGCAGAAGGACTTCGTGCTAACACACAGTACTTCCCATTCTTTGACGGTGAGAACGTATCTACTTTCTGTAGAGAAGAGACTGTATACCAAACTTATGGTGACAAGTCTTATACTCTTGCACAAGGTGTTGAGGATGATGAGGGGACTCAACGTCCTACTCAGGATCACTCACAAGGAAAGACTAACTTAGTCGCCAATGCAGACGGTGAGATCATAGGTTCTTTCGAAGTTCCTAATGGTACTCACATGAGATTCAAGACTGGTAGTCGAACCTTTGCATTGTATGATGTTAATGCTTCGGATCGTAACTCTGCTATGTCTTTTGCTGAGACAGTATTTACTTCGTCGGGTGTTTTAAATAAGACCGAAGATAACGTACAAGTAACTCGCATACTCAAGATTGTTGGTGGTTCGACTGTTGCAGTTGAATCCACTACGGCAGTTGAGAATACAGTATGGACAGAAAGTGTTGTAACTACCGAGATTGCCACCGATGTTAAATCAACATCTACTACCACTGTAATTGCAGGGGATCAGTCAACTACTCGTGAACACGTTGATCAGACTGTCGTAATAGACCACGGTTGGGGAACTTATCCAGTAGATCATACTACTGACACAGTAACTCCTCCCGGTGGTTCTGGTACACCAGAAACTCAACCTGCCGCAGAAGTTCCTGCCAGAAATAGAGGTAAGGGCAATCGAGGAATGCAAGATGGTGGCGCAAGATATGTCGATCCTATTGCACAGACTTTCCAAGTACTAGAAGCAGGTGGTATCTTCATGCCTAGTGCTGAAGTATACTTTGCAACTAAGGGTAGCACTTCGGTAAGATGTGAGATTCGTCCTGCTGTTCAAGGAAAACCTTCTTCTACTTCTATCTTGGCATTCAAGGTTCTTAAAGCAAGTCAAGTTAACTTGGTTCCGGCAGGTTCTACAAACAAAGAGATGCTACAAAACTCTACTAAGTTTATATTTGACAATCCTCTGTTCCTTGCTCCGGGAGAATACTCAATTGTATTAATTCCTACAGACAACAACCCAGACTATAATGTCTATGTTGGTACTGTTGGTGAGTTCCAGTTGGGATCAAGTACTTCGTTTATATCACAACAACCGACTCTGGGTGGATTCTTTAAATCTCAGAACGGTAAGTTATGGGAACCATCTAGTGACATTGACTTATGTTACAGACTTAACTGTTGTCAGTTTGTTAGTAGCGGTAATGCGATATTTGAGAACAGTAATGTATCACCACAAGCACTAGGCAAAGACCCATTACTTGTTGACTCAGGTAGTAACGTTCGAGTAATGTTACAGGGTCATGGTTTACGCGCAGGTGATATGACTTGGATTCGTGGTATTGACTCCGCAACTAACTTTGGTAATGGTCTTACTGGTGCTGATGTAATTGGCCCTAGAACAGTCATCCAAGCAGATAACTCTGGTTACACATATGCCGCAGATGCTAACGTAACTTCTCGTAAGTGGTTCGGTGGTTCTTCTGTGACTTCACAACGTAACATTAACTTTGACAGACTCAAACCAATAATGAACTTAACTCAACCTTCTTCGACTAACATTACGTTGTCTATGAAGACTACTAGTCAATCTGCTCTGGCAGGTGATCAGATTAGGTTCGTAAAAGATAGTAAGTTTAGTATTGTTGAGAACAACAAATGGATTGAGTTTGCTCAACCAAAAGCAATCTACAATAGACGTACCGAGAACTTGACTGGTGCAGGTAAGTTAGCAGGTGAGAGATCTTCTACTCTACAGGTTACTATGGCAACGACTAACCCATTCCTATCTCCAGTACTTGATCTGGAAGGAATGAGTCTGAATGCTTGTGCTAACTTGATATCTAAACAAGACTCTGCCGCAACTGTCGGTTACAATGTTCCGTTAACTTATGTATCAGAGAGATCACCTCTCAACGGTACCGAATCTGCGAAGCATATAACTAAGGTTACTACTCTAACAGATGCCGCAGTTGGTCTCAAGATATTACTTGCCGCCAACCGTCCTCCTGAGTCTGACTTCCAGATTTACTGGAGAGTGGCGAGTGGTTCAGATCCTATCCAGAAGATGGCATGGACTATTGCACCTGCCGAAGTATCTCCACAACCAGATACGAACAAGAACGTGTTCCGTGAGTATCGTTACCTAGTAGGTGGTGAAGGTGGTACTATGAGTCCATTTACTCAGTTCCAAGTCAAGATTGTTATGCGATCTACTAACAGTGCGAAATGTCCTACCTTCCGTGACTTACGCATAATGGCATTGGCAACATAATGAAACGCACATTGACTGCTGTAAAAGATGAACCCGATTTTGCCAGAGATGGTGAGTCGGGTGGCATTATTAATATAAATAGAACTGAGATACAGAATGCTAAAGAACGGAAGAAGAACCGCCAAGCAAAACTTGCGGATGAAAAGAATCTGAAGGATAAGGTAAGTAATCTCGAAAATGATATGCGAGATATCAAATCCTTACTTTCACAACTAGTAGAGAAACTATAGATGTCAAGACCATTTACTAAATTATCAGACTCGTTTAAGATATTACGAGACAACCTGAATACGACATCGTATAACGTTGGCGATCCAGATAACTTACTTACTTATGGTGACAGTGATGTTGTCATGGCAATCAACGAGATCGAAAGAGTCTTTGATGCTTCGGCAGGTGAAATATTATATCCTACTGGTAATGCCCTACAAGGCGAGACTGCAACTCGACTATTGATTAGTACTGCACAAGCAAGTGGTACTGATATCCAATTTAATGTCGGAGCAAACTTCAACGTCAATGCAGTAGGTGATATTAACCTAGATGCAGGTGGAGCGAACATCAACTTCCTTGATGATTCGGTTGCACGTTTCAACTTTACATTGGGTGGAACTAACGTAGTAGACGTTACTGGTATCCTTGACCTTAATATTTCAAGTGACCTAGATGCAGATATTGCAGGTAACTCAATACTTACAACTACTGGATCCCAAACCCAAGAGGGTACAACCCTTAACCTAGACTTCTCTGGTGATATCACCTTAGATGCTGATGGTAACGACATTCTATTTAAGAATGGCGCAGGTGGTGATACAGTAACGCATACTCTTGCCAACAATGCAAAGTACACTATTGCCGCACCTGATGACTACACCATTGATGCTGTAGGGGATATAGTACTTGATGCAGGTGGAGACAATATAACACTGAAGGATGCAGGTACTACTCGTATCGGTTATAC